TCGCCCATAGTCATGCCGTCCGCTTTTTCGCGGCCGAGCTTCTTACGGACGATTGCGATGGTTCTGCGCGGGGGCATTTAGGCGAGGTCGGCTTGTCTGGCATCGCACTCGGCACCGCACGCGGCGTATCCAGCGACATCGATCCAGTTGTCATGCTTGGCGGCGTGCGCTTGGCGGGCGATCTTTACCAAGATCATAAGCGCGGCGATGTCGGATGCTGTGACCAAGACCTGCGCGCCGTTGGTGCGCGACAGGTAGCTGGAGAACATCTCGGCCTGCGTTGCGAAGTCATCCGCGGGCGAGCCGTAGTCCTCGTTGCGCGCTCCGCACACGGCGGACGATGCGGCGTCGAGTGTGAACTTGGCGATGTGCATTAGGCGGCTTTTTTCGCCATGAGCTGGACGTAGTGGAGGTTGAGACGCGCTTGGAAGACCTTCCAGAACGGCTCGGCTGAGAACATCCAAGCGACCTCGAAATCGTCCGGGGATTCTTTGCCGATGCGGACGATGCCGCGGCGCTGGACCTTCATGTCCGGGCGGTTCTCGTTCCAGAGTTGCTCGTAGCCGGCGAGCTGGACTTTGTGCGCGCCGACGATGGCTTTGGATGTCTTCCAGTCGAGGAGGACGATCTTGCCGTCACGGTCGCGGCTGGGTGCGTCAATGGTGCCGCCAAACAAGTAAGTTTCGCTTACAAGTTGAACCTCCGGCTCAATGACGGTGAGACCTTCTTCGTCCCACCAGCGGCGGAAGTTGTTGTAGGCGATGGTGGCCTTCTCAACGTCTGCCGGCGAGAACTCCGAAAGGTCGGGTTCGTGGTTGTGCAGGAAGCACTCGATCATAAAATGCGCCACGGTCCCGATGTCGGCTGCCTTATCTCTCACTCGTCGGTAGTCTTGACCTTCCATGCCGAGCTTCCACGCCCAGTGAATGAGGCCGCTGCTGTCCTCGCCGATCTTGGCGATGGTGCTTGCGCCGGGAACGTCGGTGCCGTCTTTCAGCGGATACTTCTGGTGTGCGCGGGTCTTTTCGAGGCGTACGATTTTGCGTCCGTCCTCGGTGAAGCGATCCGGCTCGGCGGGCTTGGCGGCTTTGGAAGGGGAGCGGCGTTTTGCCGCCCCCCTTTTGACTGTGGTGTTTTTGGCTGGCATGGGAATTACCAGGTGATCTCTTCGTCGTCGGTGCCGGTCTTGGCCATGCGCAGCTCGCGCTCAACGTGCTGATCCTTGGCCTCGCTCACGTCGAAGCCGTAGGACTCTGCGCTTGTGCCAGATCCCCAAGTAACCAAGTCCAGCACTTGGACCGCTTTGGGTTGCAGCGTGATGCCAACGCCTTTTGTGGCGACATACCAGCAATACGGGATGACCGCCACTTTGATTCGGCTGCCTCCTCCGATGTTGTCGGTGATTATTTCGCCCTTAAGGTTGAACAGCGTTGGTTGACGGCTCCATGTCTCGCCGGTTTTCTTGTTGGTTCCAGTCGGATTAACGCGGAACTTAAGCTGCGTCATGCCGTCATTGGAAACCCAGGGCATGTCGGCAATTTTGACGTTGGGTTTGCGCAGTTCGGTTTTTTTCGCAGCCAGATACGGAGAGAAAATCTCATCGATTTGGGCGATAAACGGAGCGGCCTCTTCGTCCGTCATTTCAAGATCGACTTTGTATTTTCCAACTTCGTCGAACTTGGTGTCCGGGCGATTGAGGTGAGGATAGCGGGCGATGCCCACGGGTGTGGTTAGGGTTTTGTTTGGCATGTTATGTGGTTGGTGTTTGGTTTTGTGTTGGGACTAGAAAATCGGAGCGGCGAAGGATCGTGAGGAAGTCGGAAGCGCGCAGCGTGATGAACCACTCCTCGCCGTTGCGCTTGTGGGCGACGACCGGGAAGAGCTTGGCCTTGGCGTCGCGGATGGCTTGGGCCATCCAATCGCGGATCTTCACGACCTGGCAGAACTTCACCTCAAAGTGGAAGTCGGGCAGGCACGGGCAGACAACGTCCGGCGAATCCCCAAGTCCGCTGAATTGCTGCCCGCGCCTGATCCCAGAGTCGCCGAAGGCTTCGCGCAGCTCGTCGCGCCACATGCGTTCTCCGCGGGCGCCTTTTGCGCGACTATTCATTGATGGCCTCCCAGAGTTGTTTCGCCGGTGCGTAGACCGAGCCATCGCTGTCGCTGGTGCGGCCGACCGGCGCGGTGCCCTCAAAGCGGGTGAGCGAGGGACGCCATGTGAGGTTGAGCGTGCCGGTTCTGCCGGCGCGGTGCTTGGCCACGATCAGCTCGGCGTCTTGGACTTCCGGTTCCTCGTCCTGCACGGCGTAGTAGGCGGGTCGATGGATCAAGCAAACGATGTCGCTGTCTTGCTCGATGCTGCCGGACTCGCGGAGGTCGCTAAGTTTTGGGCGGTTGTCGCTGCGCTGCTCGGCTTGGCGGTTGACCTGGGCGGCGGCGACTACTGGCACGCCTAACTCCATGCTCATGGATTTCAATCCGCGGCTGACAAAGCCGACTTCGTTTTCGCGCGACTGCGCACCGGAGTGGCTGACGAGCTGCAGGTAATCCACAAAGATGCACTTCACGCCCCAGCGGCGGACGGCGAGGCGGGCGCGGCCGCGGATGTCCAAGAGGGTGAGGCCGCCACGATCGTCCACATAGAGGGGTTCTGTGGAAAATTGCGTGGCGGCGTCAAAAATGCGGTGTTTGATCGATGCGGTCAAAAATCCGTTCCGAATGATCTCGGTGTTCGTCTCAGCGCGGCCGAGGACAACGCGCGCGGCGAGTTCGTTCGCGGGCATCTCGAGGCTGAAGTAGACGACTGGAACGCCGCGGCGGGACATGTTGTCGGCCATGTTGAGCATGAGCGCGCTTTTGCCCATGGCGGGTCTGCCGGCGATGATGGTGAGCTGGCCTCCGCGGAGTCCGCCGGTGACTTGATCGAAGTCGCGGATGCCGGTCTGCAGGCCGAGCTTTTTACCGCCGGCCATGAGGCTCTCTAGCTCTTCGAGGAGACCGGGGACGATGGCGCTGGGTGCGCGCATGGAATCGGTGGCGGTGGTGAGGCTGAGGCTGAGGACGCTTTCGCCGGCTTGCTGTAACACGCTGTCGGCATCGGTGGCCATGTCCTGGGCGGCGGCTTGCATGGCAACGCTGGCGTCGATGATGCGGCGGCGGGCGTGGAGGTCGCGGAGGGTTTGGGCGTGATATTCGACTGCGGCGCTGCCTCCGGCGTAGTCGCCGAGCATCTCGGTGAGGGCACCGGCGCCGCCGACGAAGTTGAGCTTGTGCTGCGCGTCGATGCGCTGGGTGACGGCGATGACGTTGGGCGTTCCGCCTTCACCGCGGACCTCGGCGATGGTCTCGTAGATGAGGCGATGCGCGGGCGTGTAGAAAAGATCGGCGTGGATGCCGGAGACTTCGTCGCAAAGTTTGGGATCGGCCATGAGCGAACCGAGGACGGTGCGCTCGGTGGCAGGGCTTTGTGGGACGGTGCGTTTCATTTTAGGCGGCGCCTCCGTCGTCATTGTTCTCCAAGATCACTATGACAATGAGTGTCAGGACCATCAGCACTGCGTAGGTGAGAATGAGCGCGTTCATGGGCGCGGCGCTCCTTCTTGCGGCGATACAAATCGGCACGCCACTTGAGCCACTTGTCGGCGGCTTCGTCTACGGCAATAAGATCTTCGGCAATGTGTGGCCATTGTTGTCGGAGGAGTCGTTTCGTTTCAGCATTCATAGGTCGCCGGTGGGTGCTGCAGTGTGGCGGCCTGCGTCATCTGTAGGCATATGTTGGCATATGTAGGCATACGCTTCAAGGGTTTTTTATGAGGATGGGCCATTTTTTTAGGTGCCTGTAGTCCCGCGGCTCGGTCACCGAGGCCTCTTGGTCGCAAATTCCGCAGACGCCCCGGTGCCATGTGGAGATGTGGTCGGCTGGCATGCCGCGGCCGTAAGCCTCACCGCACGGGCGGCAGATCCACGCAGGGTAGGGCGGCGAGAAGATGTCCTCGTAGTTGCGCCGGTAGCGGTCACCGTTGACCGGACGGGGGCTGTCGCCTTTGCCGGCGCTCATCGCTTCACTTCCTCCCAAAAGACCTGCCGGTAGTGCTCTTCCAGCTTTTCCATATTCTTCAAGGCGCCCAAGTCCTCGGCGATGCGTGGGATATCCCACGACATGGGCATGTGCTTGAGGCGGGCGCGGGCCTCGCGGCGGATCTCGGCGGGGATGCGCTTGATTTTGCCCGGAGTGCCCAGCTCGGTCAGGAAGTGGCGGGCCTGCGCGATGGCGCGGGCTTGCTCGTAGGGAAGGCTCATCGGATGCCGGTGGCCTCTTCGATGGCGTCATGCGCCTCGTTGGCGACCTCGTTGGAGGGCTTGACGCATCGGTTGATGACGCGGATGAGGCGATTGTTGGAGCGGATCAGCTCGCGGACCTGCGACTCCAGCGAGGCGGTGTTGTCCGCGAAGTTGGAGCCGAAGCCGACCGAGCCGACAACCAGGTCGGGGATGATCGTGCTCATTTGCGCGCCCTCCGGTTGCTGCGGCCGAAGAGCCACTCCGATCGGCGGAACGATGGCTGCGTGATCAGCCCGCGTTTGGCGAGGAAGCGGTCGCACGCTGCGTTGATCGACTGAGCCTCAAGCATGAGCCGGCCAAACAGCGGGCCGGTGGGTTCATATTCGAGGGCCAAGGTCTTGCCGTTGTGGAGGGTCATTTGCTGCGGGCCTCCTCAAGTTCGGTGGCGAGCTGGCGGACGAGGGCGCGCAGGGCCATTATCGTGGCGATGCTTTCGTCGGCGATGGCTTCGACGTATTCGACGTTGATGTTGAGGTTGGTTTTCGGCGCCTTAAGGGCGCTCGCCTTTTTGGTGCTTTTGGCGGTTTTCATAAATATTTAGGGAGTATTAAAGATGGGGTGGGACATTTGTTGGGTGACCCCTAAAGATTCTTGCGAATACATAGCTGCGACTTGGTCGAGCAGTTCCCAGTTGTCGGGGTCGCGGGCGTCTGGGGCCGAGCTTCTTACCGCTTTCTTGCGCAGCTCGGCTGGCAGGTATGAACTGCGACGCCTATTGCCAAGCTCGGCGCGCGTGTAAAAAACCCACTTATCTATATCTGCAAGATGGACGGCCAGCACATCAAACGCCGTAACCGCGTACGGCCCTGACAGTCGCCCACAAGGAAATGAGTAACGGTATGCGCCCCCCGGCTTCCAACCGCTTCCGCCCGCCGCCCAATTGGCCAATTTAACCTGCACTGTCACCGGCCGAATAAGATGCGGTCGCTTGACAATAGCGTCGAAGTCTTTGCTTTTTCCGCGGGCTGATGCAACGATCCATCCGCGTTTTTGGGCCGCGATTTCAAATGCCAATTCGCTAATGTCGCCCTTATCGCAGGCGCTAAGAACTTCGCCACCCAACGCTACTTGCGAGTGATTGCCGTCCTCTATGGCAAAAAGCGCCCGCGTCATGCTGCATCCTCCTTGCCAAATTGGCGGCGCATCTCGGCAAGGCTGCGCTCAAGGGCTGACTGGCGGGGTTGTCCTTGCGGCGGCAGGGCAACAAGTTTGGACGCGGAGAAAGGCGCATCAATGAAGACGCCGCGCCAGCCGTGTTTGATGGACTTGTTGATGGCCTCAACGGCGGCCGCTTCATTGACCTTGCCCAAGTCGGCGATGATGTCGCGGCTTGCGGTCGGCGTGAGTCGGTGGCCGATTTCGCGGCGGTGCTGAATAAAGCGCTGCCAAGCGGTGGCCAGACCAGGGCCGTGGGGCAAGGGGAGGGATGCTGGGTCGAATTTGGGAGCGGGGGCGCGTTTTGGTTTGGGTGCTTCCTTTTCCGAAGAAGGTAGCGAAG